AGGCTGTATGCGGTGGTCAGATTGTACTCGTAAATAGTGTCGTTTTGAGTCCCCGACATAAACATCTTCATGCCATCATCATTAAATGCAATGCCTGCTGGGGAAGTATCCTCACTAAAACCAAAAGAAAAACCGGAATAATTTACATCTGTCATCTTCTTAACCTCGTTTTTCGAGCCAATTTGACGACCTCTTTTTGAAATCGTTTTTTCAGTTCACTGGTGAGAATAATAATCTGCTCCCGTTTTCTGGAATCAATGGCCCGGGTAAAAAATCGCAATGCAGGCATGCGACCTGTGGATTTTCCGGCCTTCGTGGACCGTGGCCCTGTGCCGAACTCAGCCAGCACCGCATGACTGCCTTCTGGCTTTTTAAATCCAATGAGGACCGCCACCTTTGTCAACAGCTTCAACTTAAGGTTTTGCACCGTTACACTGCGTCGCAGTCGACCTGTATGTTTATGTCCTTTAAGGTTGGCCTTGATTTGCTTGGTGATTGGCTTTGCTGATGATCTTATAGCCCCACGGGTTGCACGTCTCAAGGGTTGCTCCGGCAGGATTTTTAAAAATCGATCAAACTCCTTAAACCCCTCAAGCTTCAAGCCTGTTGCCATTATTCAACCCTCGCAATTGCAGTTATTTCCAGCCCTTCGCGTCGACCTAATTCTTTTGGTTTGCCCTGCATATCGTAAATATCGCCATCATAATTAATACGCATTGCCGACTTGATACCAGGGCGGAAATGAATACGAAAAACAGTTCGAACAAAAGCATGCGTTTGTTCTGAAATAAAAGCGTCACTGCCGCCCAACTCCCTGACAGACGCCCATACCTTTGCAAACCGTATCCATTTTTTATCTTCACCCCCCTGGCTACCACGAACCACCAGGAGTTGCTCGATGACGATAACCCTGTCCATTTCCCCAGCTCTCATATTTTCCCTTTATGGCTTATGTGAAAACGGGCTTGCTCGTAACCTTGATGGTGATGCTTGCTGTAATTGCCGCGTCTGTAGGATCATTCAGAGTGAACCCTGTAATAAATCCTGTAAAACTCCAGGTGGTTGAGGTCCCGGTCGGGAATATAATTTTAAAGCCTCTCTTGATGGTTTCAGCGTTGTTAAAATCCCCCAGAACGCCATTTGCACCAACCCCATGGGTGGCTTCTGCAAAGTCATAATTGAGGTCAAAAGATACCTCACCCCCGTCACGAAGCCCTGGGATAAATTCCATAAATTTGTCAACAGAGTCCATATTTGTGACATCCACAGCGTCCGTGGACAGGGAAAGTGCGCTGATCGAAAGGACCTCTGCAATGGTGACGAAGTTCTCGGACATAGCGCCATCGCCGATTTGCATCTGTGTGCCTAAACCTATAATTGCCTCTGACATGGTGTCTCCTAATTTTCTTGGTGGTGGATGATAAAGTCCTGAGTGTATCTAAACAGATCCGTTCTATCGTCAAAGTTGTCCAAGCTGCTATCGAACTCTAAAAATATCCCATTTATAACCACGTTTCCGACTGTGCCCTGGAAAACTTCCAGGCTCCGGCGTATGGCCTCAGAAAGAGATTTCACCTCTTCTGGAGTTTTTTCTGAATAGGATTCAAATTGAAACCGGGCTCCGGACAGGCCGGTTTTCCCGTCCATTGAATATGTGCGGTCGGCACTTATACGGCTAAAATGAACAGCAGGAAACTGGACACTTTGAGGCAAAATCATTGGATAGATTCTAGCGTCAGCGCCCTCCCCGACAATAGCTGTGACATCCACGTCAGCTAAAAGCTTTTCAAAAATTGCTTCTTCCAGGGTGTTTGCTGTCATCTTATGAGTTGTTCTCTTTTATGTTGCCCTAACCCCAATTAAAATAAAATCAAAATCGACGGGTGTGCCCGCACCAAGATTGGTGATGGTCAAAATGTTTGGTGTGGCAGGTAAGACATCCATCCCAATCGCGTCCGGATTTATGATCATCATGGTCCCATCTGGCCGGAGTGTTATACCGTCCTCAACCGCGACGAATGGAGCAACCCAACCATCGAAAGCATTGGAAACCACAGAAATGTTGTTCGTGTTTTCTTTGGCCGCGTGTACTATAAGAGTTTTGATCGTTGAAAAAATCAGGTCTTCACATAAGGCGTTAGTGAGTAACCCGTTTAGATTGATGTCAATGTTGACTGAGGGCGGAAGGGTAATTGTGTCTGAAAAAACATCGGTCGCCTCATTCTCTCCAGCTCCAAAGGCAAATTTATAAATATATTCCTTGGAGATTTCGGATACCGTTTCTGCTAAATCAGAATCGGATTCCTCTATTGAATTTATTTTTAATGAAATAATTGACGATTGCATTACATTTTCAATTTTAGAAATAGACGATCTGATACGGAGACATTAAGTTGCTCGCTGAAAGCGGGACCGTTGTGATGGCAGCGCCGACAATAGCCTCTTCACGCCGGACATAAAGTTCACCGATAATCAATTTCATTGCGTGGCGAAGGGGTGCAGGGACATCCGATGCCTCGTCCCCATACCCCGCCACAAACTCAATGACAACCGCATTGATCACAAAATCGGTTTCCGGGTAAATTTCACCATCGACGGGCAGAATACAACCCGGCGTTGACTTGGTATTCACCTGGTATAAGCTGGAATCCCAGGTCTGCTGCACCCCGTCAGTATCGATATATTTAATCGACGTGACGGATTGAAGCGGTGGCAGTTCAATTGCAATCGCGCGATTTGAAGACCATGGGAAGGTGTTAAAACACACTTCCCAGGTCTGGGTGATCAGCGCCCGACTGATTTCATTCTCTACTTTTTCCCGCGCCACCAGGATGTTCAACTCAATCTCGTCGTCCGGAATAGCATCATCCGGCATAATCTTGAGGTGATTCTTGGTCTGCAATAGAGTCAAAGGCTCCTTTACAGGGGGAGTAATGAGATTTAAACTGCCTGCTCCCATATCAACGGACCTGGTCGAAGGCGATGTCTCTTTCCGCCGATGTAATATCGAATCCCAGCAAATCCTCGAGGACATCCACTTTCGGAGCCCCCGAGGCAATCAGCTTGGAATCGTCAACTTCCTCAAGAATCATCTGCACCGCGTCGAGAATTAAACCAGCGCGTTTTTCATCGTTTCCCCGGCCCGCATTGGGGTCAGCCGATTCTGGCTTTTTCTCAACAGCCCTGGGTTTATCCAGAACATGCAAAGCGTACCCACCGTCGACAAGCGCCTGTGCCTCTTTTTCCGGCAGGTCAATAGACTTGCCACGCTGACAAGTCATCTTGGGTCCGGCATAAAGAGTCAACATTTTTATTTTCATAAACTTCTCTCCTATTCATACCTGGTTAATTGAAACAGAAAACCCTTCTGCCTATGCCTCGCCCTATACCTCGTCGGGCGAAATAGACAGAACTTCTGCAGCCAGTTTTAAGGCTTCGTGCGTGGTCGGTTTCTTGGAACCCATATACTGGATTGCAAGAGTCCCACCCCACGTCGTGTTGCCTGTCCCGGCGCGGATCAACTCGGTCCGAACATACCGTTTCAAAGGCCGATAAACATCCAACACCAGGAACTTGTCGTCAGAATTGACAGGGCTTGTAACAACTGCCCCCGCCAGTGGAAAGAATGTCGTGTCATCGTCGGACTGCTCGGCCTGCATTGCTGCAGTAGCCAAATCAGCCTGGGCCCCAATAATACCGACAAACACCACACCGTCGAAACCGGACATGTCAACACTGTCACTATCTGACTCACTGGCTCCATCCGCCAGCCCATCTTGCACCAGGTGGAGTTTTACATTTTTTGAGAGATTCATTTTGTTTCCTCTTTTATTAAATTATTGAACGACCTTAAAGGACATAATCCCTGTTTATTATCCTAGTTGAACGCGGACAAAAGCCTCTTCCAGTACCGGAGCAGCGTCTGTTTCCAGGCGACCGATAAAGCCAACCTGGTTGGTCTCGGCATACAACTCAGTCAGCCGTTGCATTTCCAAGGTCAGTGCATCCGCGATCCAATAATGTGAATAGTCACCGAGCATGCCAACATATTGCGCCGTGGTGAAAGTATTGGGGGCAACTCTGACATGT